TTAAGTAAGGCTCACCTGTTTCCATTCTATTTTGCAATAACTTTACCCAAAGTGCTCGTGCACTTACGGTTCGTTTGACTTGTCTTGTGTGAGGGTCAAACAAATCCCAGCTATCGTCAAAATCAGGATACTTTGTAGCGGCGTGTATGAGTTCCATAAAGCTGTCAGGAACCACCACCCCATGATGTAGGTTAATAGACTTACGATTAGTATCACCACCAGTGGGTTTCCTAACATCTAAAAATTCCTCTATTTCGGGGTGAGACATATGTAAGTATGCAGCGTAGCTCCCCCTTCTTGTTACGCCTTGTGAAAATGCTAACATTTCCGCATCAACAACCTTAACAAAAGGTATCACTCCAGTACTCTCACTTCCTTTAGAAGTCCTTGTACCTTGCGCTCTGACATCAGACCAATGTCCTCCAATTCCACCACCAAACGATGATAGAAATGCGTTCTCTACATAATGATCTGTTATACCTTCTCGGCTATCTTCTACATAATTTAAAAAACAACTAATGGGTAATCCACGAGTAGTTCCACCGTTAGATAGAACTGGCGTCGCAAACATAAACCATAAGTTACTAACGTAATCATACAACCTTTGTGCATGATCATCGTTATCAGCAAAAGCCATAGCAGCTCTTGCAAATGCTTCTTGTGGAGATTCCTCTCCTGGTATCATGTACCTATCTCTTAGAGTAGTTATTGCAAACTCATCTAAAAGATCATCTTTGCTATAATCTATTTTAACTGACATAATCTTTTACTAATCCTATAATTTCTTTTCTTTTCCCAAGTACTTGTGCGTCGGGGTCATATGATAAATCCATCAGTTCAATATTTTTAGCAAGATTATCACTTCCAAACTCGTTTAAGTTTTGCATGAATTTATACTTACTATCAATTGGCAACTGATTCATTAAATCAAATACATCACCATGTGATGCAATAAGACTACTAGCACGTTTAGGGCCAATTCCGTTTACTCCTGGAACGTTATCTCCTTTATCTCCAGTTAAGCACTTAAAAGTTAAGTACATATCTGGGTGAAAGTCGTAATGCTCGTCCCAATTATCCATTGTTGTCTCTTTTCTCGTTACGGTAGAGAACCGTGATATGTTCTCATTAACTAGTAAATCCCAGTCTTTATCTGAACTTACTAACCAAATATCCTCTAATCCGATTTCTTCTCTTGCGAGACTAATTACTGCTGCAATGTCATCAGCTTCTACACCCTTATACTTTATAGTAAGGTAGCCTTTTTCATTACATAAGTCTATACATTTTTGAAATTCTCCAAGAAAATTCAAAAACTCTTGTTTTTCTTCTTCTGTTTGGTCTGCATACCGCTCTTTACGGTTTGCTTTGTACTCTGGGTCTATTGATTTTCTATAATCACTTCCCCCATCTCCAAGTACTACTATCTCTCCGCAGTCATATGATTTTGCAAGACTTTCTATTGTCCTGACATACTCTACTTTGAAAAATTCTTTCTTTTGGTGCTTCCACCTAAAGGCTAAGTTGAGACCATCAACTATAAGCAGATTCCCATTAGGAGTCGGCTTTTGCCCAAGGCTCGTAAAGTCTTTCGCCATCTGTCCATTCCTGTTTTTCTTTCTCTAACCATCTTTCAGCAAGACAAATATATGCATCTAGAAAAGATATATACATATAATCTAACTTCTTTGGCTTGATTTTGGTTGATACAAAAAATTGTGCATGGTTGGCTTTGAAGAACAACAAGGGTTCTAATTTATTATCTTCAGCTTGTTGGCATGTCTTAGCCCACCATTGCACAAAATTATTACTTTTGTTGGTAAATACTTTAGTAGATATTGCGTCATCTTTATAAAATTTTACCTCGATTAGAAACTTATTTATATGGTGTTTCAACCATAAATCCCCTTTTATTTTTCCACTTCCAGAGCCAGGGGTTTGCTCAAACGGCAGCTGTAGGTGGCGGGTTAACATATTGGAGACAAGTAGCTCGGCCTTATGACCTTTCTGTCTACTATTTACCATTAGATTGATTCGATATATTTAATTAAATTATCTACATCATTAAGTTTGAGATCTGTGACTGCATCATCAGGAACTTCTATATCTAGTTGTTCCTCTAAATTCATTACTATCTCAACTATATCAAGAGAATCAGCACCATAGTCTTTTATTAAATCTCCTCCAGGTTTAATTGTCCCAGGTTCTAGGTTTAGGTGGCTTTCTATTGATCTGATTGCCATATCTACATTAGTAGTCATAATCTTGCTCCATTCTTTCTATGTGTTCTTGTTGTCTAATCTTTGTTTTTTCAATTTCTGGTAACTCTGCCCAATCACAAATTTTACAGGTTTGACCAACTGGTATATACTGTCTAAATTCAGTTTGGTGAGGGCATATGTGTAACCAAAAAGTATCTCCATCTTTCATTTTTATTCCAAATGAGATATATTATCTTCTTTAATAATCTCTATTTTCTCTAATAGTGGGTGTGTCCAACCATGAGAAACTAGATAAGTATTTAAGTTTTCTTCTTTAAGGAGAATCTCTACGATTTTCTCCTTCCCCTGTTCATCAAGTGCTTGATTCACTTCATCAAGGAATAGCACATTGATTTGACTTCTACTAATCGAAGTCATTAGTTTTCGTATTGCAACTAATGTCGCAATATTAACTCTTGCGAGTTCTCCGCTAGATAAAGCTAGTATATCAATCTGTTTACCTGTGTCGGTAACTTCTACATTAAGCTTATCGTTCTCGACCACAAAATTGATAGAGAATCGTCCATCGCTAAATTCTGCCAAATATTCATTTGTTAAACTCTCCAGTTCTTTTACGAGGGACTCTATTTTATAGGCAAGTAGCCCGTTTGTACTAAATGCTTTTTTAAGTATTTCGAGAATCGAAAGTTTATCTTCAATACTGCTGAGCTTATCTGTAATTTCAGATAATTCGCTTTCAAACTGTTCAGTCTGCTCTGTAATAATCTCAATTCTTGTATTGTGTCGTTCTCTACTCTCATTTTCTGCAGCTACTTCTTCCAACCCGGCACGAGCCAACTGAACCTTTTCTTGAAGCGCGTTGATAGCTTCTTGGATTCTTTCTGGATCGCTTGTTGTCGTTGGGAGTCCAGAGTCAATAGAATTGTAGAGTTGTTCCCACTCTTTGACTTTCCTGGTTGCTGTCCTATGTATTTCATTTTCATCTTCTAGTTTCTCTAGCCTGTCCTTTTCTTTCTTAATAAATTCACTACACTTCATAGCTCTATCATTATGTTCTTGATAATGTGCATCTACGAAGTCCATATCTATTGGTTGTTCACAAGTAGGACATTCTTGTGTCTCTGAGTTTCTTAGTTGTTCGTACTTACTTCTCATATTCGTTTCATGAGAAAGTTCTTGTTGCCAAGCACTAATAGCACCAACGTATCTTTTGATATCTAGTTCCTCGGGATACTTTTGTAAGTCATCTCTAAAATTATTGATATCAATTGACTTTAACTGTTCCAACAGATTATTATTTACTTCTATTTTTTTATTTTTATCCGAGATATTTTCAAAGTCTAATTGTAACTGACGTAAAGTATTCTCGTCTTTTTCTGAGATTTTTGGTAAATCCATTTTCAATAATATCTCAGTAGTGTCTAATTTGTTGTCTGTTAACCATTTAACGATTGTGTCAGTCTGCGCATTTAGGGCTGTAACATTCTGTGTTGCAGCTCGTGTTGCCTCTTTGAAAGTTTCAAAGTAAGCGACGTAATCATCAAGTTTTAACAGATCAATTAGAAACTTTTTCCTATTGGTATCTGTTGCAGTTAAAAATTGTAAACTCGTGTTCGTATTCTGATATACAAGCTGGGTAAACGTTTTAAAGTCTATACCAAGCACCTCTCCCAATGTCTTATAGGTATTACTAGCAGTATGACTACTTATATCTTCGCCATTCTTAGTTAGTTTACACTTTAAAGTTGCCCTTCTAGATACAGAAATAATATAAAGATCAGTGTCCACACTAAACTCAAGGGTAATATCATATCCATTATTAACATATCTATTAGCGATATCAGCTTTTTTAACATTCTTACTATTTTTATTAAATAATACTTCTTCTAAAATTAAAGGTATAGAAGATTTACCTACTCCATTAGTTCCAACAAGCTGTGTTAAAGTTGACTCTGCTAAGTCAACTTCATTATTTGCACCATAAGAGAAACAGTTATCCCAAGTTAACTTCTGTAGAATAATCATTATACACTCCTATAATTGCTTTTATCTTATCTTCATCTAAATTTAATATATCTTGTAAATATACTACCAGTTCATCACTAATAGACATTTCAGAAGTAAGGTTTAAAGTAGCTTCTACTTGTCGTTTTACAACTTTTTTATCTAATAGTTCTGAGTTCTTAATCTTTGCTAAATCTTGAACATCTCCTTCTAGTTCATAGATTGTATGGTCAAAATCAGTTTGTATCATATCGTCTGGATCTGATACAGTTTTTCTAATCAATTGTGGTAAATCAAATTCATGCCATGTCCAAGACCAATCATCTTCAATAAGTAAAGTACCTGTCTTCACTCTATTTCTATGAAAACTTGTAGTCATTGGGCTTCCTGGGTATACAATATTTCGTTGAGTATTCTCGTGAGCATGTAAATCTCCAGCAAAAACGGTGTCAAATTTATCAAACCTTTCTAATTCTACTTCAGGAACTACATGAGGTGGTATCTCTCCCCTAACGTGAGTAAATAAATACGGTACGTCAATCGATTCTATACTACCTTTTCTGTGTAGATCAGCGTATGGAAGGATTGCCCAATCATCTTCTACATAAGTTGTATCAATGACTCTGACCAATCCATTCACATCTGAAGTTGCTTTCTTTAGATTAGTAAAGAAAGTCTTGTTTTTCCTAGTTGCTTCATGATTTCCGTCATAAATAATAGTAGGAATTGTAACTCTTCTAATAAAATCAAAATATAGAGTAAGTTCATCCATTGAGGGGACTCGATCAAACAAATCCCCGCCAATGATATGTAAAGTTACGCCGTGTTCATCTATAGCTTCTTGCACTTGCTCAAAGAACATATTATACCGATTGATTGCCCAATCAGTAGGAACATTCTTTTGACCTAATTTTATGTGCCAGTCTGCTGTAAATAAAATCATGCGACGTAGTCGTCTCCTGGTTGCCAATTACAACCTGTAAGACCGTCTTCTTGTAGAGAAGCAAGTGTTCTTGCAATCTCTTCATGATTCCTTCCTGTATCAAGTGCATTCACTGATACATGCTGAATAGTATTGCCTTCATCAACAATGTAAGTTGCTCTAAAATGAACTCCATTATTTCCATCAACTATTCCTAGTTCATTTCCTAAATGAAGCCCAGAGTCAGCGGCTAGCGTATGGTTTATATTTCTAATCCCACCATTCGCTGTTCTCCATGCTTGTTTACAGAACTCATTATCCCCACTAATACCGATAACTGTTACATCATCACTTACTAGTGTATCAAATCCTGCAATTTCTGTTGGACAAATAAATGTAAAATCTTTAGGGTAAAAGTAAATTACACTCCACCCTGACATATCCCAGCTATGAACGCTGCACATCTCATTATTTTCATCTACGCCATGCATATCGAATTCGGGAAACTCTTGTCCTACTCCAATCATGATACGTCAAACTCCTCATCTACTGATTCATTTGATTCCGCACCTTGAACTCTTTTAAGAAGTTCAAGTTGAGCATCAGGGGTAGGTCTAGGAAGCACGTCGTCCATAGACTTAAGTTCTGCTATGAGTTCTTGTTCCCAATCTTCTAATGCTCTTGGCTTACACTTAAGCATTTGCAGTTGATACTCAACATTAAATACTTGTGGGCCAGTCTTCAATCTCTTGAAGAATATATCCCAACCCGTTTCAGGATCAGTAGGATTTCCTATCTCTTCCATTGCCACTAAAATTTGGTCAAAAAGTTTCCTTTTTAGGTTAACCACTTTGATACTTTTATCAGAGTAGTCGATGCCTTGGACTGCATAAGCCCAACCGCATTTTAAGTCAGGATAAAAATCTCGAACATGGTCATGCTCGACATTGTTAAATGTTTCTGAATTTCTATCGAAAGACAAACACTCCATAGGAATGTTTTTATTGTTTTCGCCTTTTATCCAGTAAACATATCTTGGTAAAAGGTCACCAACCAATCTGATGTGATGATCTTCTTTGTTGCCAAAATTGTAAGTTTCAATTTTGGACTTCTGGGCTGAGCCCTTAGTTGTATTAAAGCCTATAGCCATAATTTTCTCCTTATTGTGTCTCCTCGTATTTGAAATGAACTTTTCCATCTCTAATCTCGAGCAGTCTGTTTTGGTTAATCGTGTCCTCACTAACTTGGCAGAAAATGAGGTCTAAAGTGGTGTCTTTTGTCTGTGCGTACTCGTAAGAATTACGGAATGATGCAACACCTACATACTCCGCAACCTCTTTATCACTAAAGGCACGCCCTTTCTCTAGTAAATCCTTAGCGTTAACTAAGAAGGAACTACCGTGAAAGTTCTTTTCGTAAAACTTAAAAGTCTTATCGTAATAATTTTTAGGTTGAATTTTAAATGTTATGATTCTCATTATGGTAATGATATCAGCAACGTTGCCATTAGTCGCTTTTAAAATCTTCTTCCAGTCAAAATATATCATATATTATACCAATTTTTGAAACTCGTGTCAAGTATTATTTTTTTCATGTATTTAATTCAAATAAAGTTTCTGTTACTTAATGTTTATCTTATAATCTTGTTTAACATAATATCCCATTCGTGCGTTTGCTTGTCTAGCCGCCGTCTTACCTTTTAAATGGATATCTACTATTTTTGGTTGGATCTTTCCTTCTTTTTTCCTTATAACTCTACCAATTAACTGTGTAAGCAATGGTTCATTATTTACTGGTGTACCTAGTACTAAACAACTCAGAGCATCTAAAGAGATTCCTTCTGAGAAAATAGCCTGTGTACCAAATAAAATATTCTTATCTCCGCCTATTCTTTTCATAGTATCTTCTCTATCTTTAAAGTCCATTTCTCCTGTAATACATACTGAATTTTCTCCAACTAATCGTTGGCATACTTTTAGAAATGCAACTCTATCTGATACTACTAATACTTTATGACCATCGGCTGCATACTTTGCTGCAATCATTGCCACACTATGTATATATTCTTCATTCGTAGCTAGATGATTTATTCTTTCCGCCCATGGAGTAAACGATCCATCTAGAAATCGTACTTCTGATTTGATGACATCTATCTCAGGTGTCATATAATTCTCTTTGGGTGGTTTTAAAACATGGTTTCCAAAGTAATCTCTAAAGACTACATGGCGTCCATCTTTTCTTTCTAGTGTTCCTGTTAACCCTATCTTAAATCTTGAGGGCATTTCATCTATTATTCGGGTAAATGTAGGGCTCGAAACGTGATGCATTTCGTCCAAAACGACTGTCCCGAACAAAAGTTTTATCTCGTCTATCTTGCGGTATAAACTCTGAATGTTCCCAACGACTATCGGGGACGAAGTGTTGAAGTCTCCGCTCCCTATTCTGCCTGGATTGATTCCAAAGCACTTCTTTACTTCCTTTTCCCATTGATTCCTCAAATTGGTTGTATGTGTTACTACTAATGTTTTCTGTCCAAGCTTAGCAGCTATGGCTAAACCTGTAAAAGTCTTTCCCCAACTTACCCAAGCGTTAATTATACTGTTGTCTTCTACTGCGTCATAAACCTCTTGCTGGGACGCACGTAATTCGAACTTAAATTCAGGGAAGACCATCGGCGCTTGTACGCGTTTGTCGATAATTTCATACTCCTCTGGTACCAAGTCCAATCTTCCGATAGGTATGGAAACCAAACCTTCTCGCAATGGGCGTATTGTTTTTATTATCATAGGTGGGTCTTGCGGCATACGAGGAGGCAAAGTATAAGTTAGCTCTCTTTCGAGATTTTCAAGGAAAGTAGCATCGCCTTGCAACTGTATTCTGTTACTTATTACCGCCTTCATGCACCTAGCCTTTTCAATAATTCTAAATCTTCATCTCTCCAACGTCTACTTTGTTTTGGGTGGTTATTATCCCACGGGCTACTCCACCCAAGCTTTTGTTTTCTATTTACTACATGATCAGGCAAGTAATCTTTCATTACTTCTCTCATTAAGTATTTTGTTGTACCTAACGCGTATTCATCTAGTTGTTTAAATCTTGTTGTTGTAGGTATAGTCATATTATAATGCACATACCTTTGTGTAAGTAATGGAATTCTAGACTCCATACCAAATAATCCACAGGTTTGATCGGTTGCAAGAATATTCTGCTCAGAAGTAGTAAGTAAGTCTATAAAAAGAGTATGTGCCATAGTATCAGAGTAGTCAAAAATACAATCAGGAAACCATCTCCATTTCTTTGCTTGTTTTACCATTTCTTTACAATAATTTTCATTAAATCTTTTATCGTGGTGCATATACCCTGAGTATAGCTCGTCTCCACTATCTCCTGTTAATACTACTTTACAACCGTGTTCTGCAGCGGCTCTTGCCAGCTTATATCTAGGGGCTTGTCTATTATGGTCTGACCACGCGTAATGTGTGCCTGCAAGCCAAGTCTTACCCAATGCTATTCTTTCATCTCTACCTAAGTCTACATGGACTAATTCTCTTCCAAACAATTCTGCAGTTTTCTTCGCCATGATACTTTCGCCCTGAAATCCCATATGTTCATGGAGATTTCCTTTCTCGTTAGTATAACCGCAAGTGAAAAGCGTGATATCCTTAGTACTTTCACGGCATATACTAGCTACTAGTGTGCTATCGAACCCGCCACTCAGAAATATTGCGTGTTTATTGTCTGAGTTTCCATAGTTTGCAACTTTTAATATTGATTCTTTTGTTCTTTGTATAAATTCATCTTCTCTAAATGGCTCTTTACGATAAACTAGCCATTGCCAAAGATTTTTTCTAGTAAGTTTAAAACCATTCTCATAATCAAAGAATAGTAATCCGCCAGGTTCTACTTTATGATATCCTTTCCAAATACATTCGTCTCCCATAGAGCCAAACTTTCTTTCATTAGTTTCTAACTCTTTATGTAAAAAAGATTTACAACTTGTACTAAACTCGAAAGTTTTTCCGTCATATCCCCACCATAGTGGTTTTGTTCCAAATTGATCTCGTATAAGTACTAAATTCTTTTTTGTTTTATCAAGATACGCTATAGAACCGTGCCAATCACTCCACTCTAAAACTGCTACTCCATATTTATCTAGCATCTTTCCTAGCCATACAGTATCATTCTGTTCTCTACTATCATACATCTCGCCATTAAACATTAAAATATTGCCTTTTGCTGTTTTAATAGGCTGCGTTTGTTTAGCTCCTGTTATATCTAAAAGAGCATGGCCAAATGCTAGGTCACCATCTTCCATAAATGACATACCATCAGGACCTCTTGTTTCCTGTTTTTGAAGCATTATTTTGCACATAGCTTTATTAGTTGTGCCTACAAATCCACACATTATGCTATCATCATGCAATTCGTCCACGTTTCAGGATCGTGTTGCCAAGGTTTACAAAGGTCCCAAGTATCAATGGGTTCTGCTGGTATTTCTTCTTCACATATAAATGTTTCATCTTTATTATTATAACATAATCCATCTAGTATTTCAATAGTTGAACAACCATATGTTGTGAATAACAATAATACTAATATTAAATTTCTCATTTCATTTAAATCTCCATGTCTTTCCGCCACTTACTTTCTGTCCTTTTTTCGGTAACCATAGTACTAAACTCCACTTTTCTCCTTTAGTTACGGGAGTTACTTGGTGCATAACAGTATAGTCATACATTACTAAGCTTTTATAGGTACTGGTTATAAGGGAATTTTTAAATCTAAATTCTCCGCCTATACATTCACTAGGGTGTGTCAGATTTATACTAGCGGAAACCCAACCAAGATTTTGGTCAGCGTGCATTCCTAACCCTTTACTGCCCTCTTTATATCTCATAATATGGGCATAAGCATCTTCCCTAAAAGTTATGGGTACTTTACAGTTTTTCTCTGCAATTTTTCTCACTCTATCAAAGATAGAAAAAGGACTATTTATTGAATAGTACAATCTATCTACGAACTGATATTCCTTTTTTACTTTAAGGGAGACTTGTTTAGAAGGGTTACTTATTGCAAATCTACAATAATCTCTAAAGAATTTGACTTCATCATCAGTAATAAAGTCATTTATCTTAATCTCCATCTGGATTAAGTTCTGTTAATTCTTTCTGTTTTTGTTTGTAATCTTTTTGTATCTGTTCCCCTGTCTCATCAGGTATTTGATGAGTCATTCGATGTGGAGTATAAGAAATTTGTTTCCAACTAAGAATAGTATCTTTATCAATATCGTCCCATTTTTGAAATTCTATATCATAACAGATTAGTTTATCATTATATGTCTGTGACCATTTATTAGAATTTTTTATCTGTTTGGCTTCAGGGACATAGTCTGCGCATAGAGTCATTTCTCTTTGTTTTTTCTTGCCAGAAATAAGACTTGTATATTCTAATAATACAATTCCTTTCTGCATTTTTTCTACTATTTTATCTAAGTCCATTTAAGTACTCCTCAAATTCGGTATATCCACCGATATTTTCTTCATCAATCCTAATTTGTGGAAAAGTTCTAGCGGTAGGAAAGTTTTCTGCAATAAATTGCATATCAAAGTCAGTTCCTAACTGTTTATACTCATAGGTATGATGTGTCTCCTGAATAAATGACTGTGCAGCAAATTTTGCTTTGTCACAAGAAGGACATTGCTTTTTTCCAAATATTTCTATATTCATATTTTTCTCCATGTGGATTTTTGTTTTTCTTCGGCAAAATCATATATTGCCATTGGAATACCCTCTTTATACAGTACTCCTGCCCATGTGAGTTCTTCTCTTGGTGGGCGTTTTTCTGCGAAAGGAAAAGGACAATCTTTTAACCACAATACTGTTGCGATGTCTTTCTTCTCTCGTTTTCTAATTTTATGATAGTGTACTTTTACGGTTTCAGTCTTTTCATAATTAAAGACCAGTCCATTACTATCAATAAAGAATTTACCTCTGTGTCTCATTAGACCTGTAATATCTTCTATCATATACCTTAAAGGATAGATACTAGTCATCGGACTCTGAATCCTTCTAGAGCCTAGTGTAGTTCCCTGCATATTTTTGTCATCAAGTACCTGGTCATCTAACCATAAAATACCATCAGACATTTCTACATTATCACTATGTATCACAAAGCAAGGAAAACGCAAATCTGCTTTATCTGTAATTAGATATTCTTGTTCCATTTTTCTCTTTTGTAAAGACCAGATTCGTCTTCTAGCCCGTTGTCTGTCCTGTATGCTCTTTCGCAATCTCCTGTTCAATAAACTTCCTTATAATTGGCTCTGCATCGTGCAAATTCATTTCTTCATATACCCACTTATGTCCATCGTAACCCCACTCATCTGGCTCACTTTTTACATACTTTAATCCTGGCATATATTTTTGAAAAAATAGAAGAATACCATGTGTATCTTCGTACATATCCATTAAAGCATTAGCGCAACCTACTTTCCTTTTAACCCATTCTGGAGTCCAAATATATGCGTTAGCATTACTAAACTCAGGAATGGGAAATAAAGATACTGTTGCATCTATAATCCATGCCCTGTCCCATATAACGTATTTTCTTATAGGGTCTATTTTATAAGCGTGGTGGTTAGGTATAATCCTAACGCAAGCTACCATTTCTCCCTCAGGATTGGTAATCCATAGGAAGTATGAGTGTTTGTCCAGTTCATCTACTGGATTCATAATTCGTTTATTTACTACTACAAAATTGTTTACTCTATGTCGTAACATTGTAGCATATTCCTCTTTCGTCATATCATTGTAATGACAGGCTATTTTTGTATAGCCACTATCGTATGTGTGTAATCCTATTTGTGTCTCTCTATAAGCCATCGACTTTCCACTCTCCTCCGTGAAGTGTTGGTTTACTGTAGGTTGCATAATCGTCTCCATATTTTTGTCTATTGTCCATATTATCTAAATATCCATCTTTTTCTACATAGTTTAATGAGAGTGTCGTGCTAGACAAACTCTTCAAAGGACGTCTAGCGTGTAAACTGTCTGCACCACAGAAAATTACTGCATCGCCTTGCTGAGCAATTAGTTCTAGTGCATTGTCTTGTTCCCCTTCTATTAAGGGACTATCTTGATCTTCTAGGAAGTAAATCGGCCATTCATTCCAACTACATTGAATTGCTACTACATATTCACATTCCCATCTATTTTTATGCCACGGCATATAACACCCTCTTGTAGACCTTTTCAAATAACTATAACTTAAACTAAGTTTTTTGTTTAAGATACTTTCTAGTCTGTCTTTGTATACTAAACCTATTGCATCTGTTAGAGGGTCTCCTACTAAAGTGTAAAATTTTCCATTCTTGCCATGTGTGAAGTTTGAACCGTTAGTTGTGCTACGGTGCTGTTGATATTTCATCAGAGTTTCGCACTCTTGAGGTGATATAAAACTTCGTTGTAGAAAAGGTTTCATTCCATATCCTTTAAAATACGAGAAAAGTAATTCATACCTTCCTGATACCTAAATACTGCGTCCGCGGCTATTCTTTTAGCCTGTTCTAATTCGTGGCACTTATAACATTCCTTACATGGAACATATCCTGTTATTTTATCCCCGTCTTTTATTGTGCCTTTCGGGTTAAAGCAAGTCCAGATATAATCTAATAATTCTGGAGCTTCTCTTATAATTAAAGCATATAATTCTGCTTTTGTTAAAAAATCTAATGGGTTAATAATTTGAGGTACATTTTGTACTGCCTCTAATTTTACCCCTGAGCCATCGAGTGAATCACTCATAAAAGTTGCGCATATTTTCCTATATTCTCTAAATTGTAAGCGCATACGCATATCGTCTTCGGAGTTGGCTCCCATCATAAAATACTTAAATTTAAAGACTCCTGGTTGTCCTATTACTACGGACATAAAAGCACTCAATCCACTTACTATAATTGGTACTTCTTTAGTGTGTGGTATCATAGACAGTAAACTCATATCGTTTCCATACGGAAGATTAAAGAGTTCTGCCTGTTTCTGTGTGTAAAAAGCCATTGCGTCGGCAAACATTCCATATCGTTGTTCATACCAATGCACACAGAAAGGGTATAAATTTGGGTCTCTAACGGCATATAGTAAAGCTGCCGTAGACTCAATCCCAGCACTTAATGGCATATAGGTATTTGTTCTAGGGTCAGCCTTTTTTATTGCTTCTGACATCTCTGATGATGTCTTTATAATAGGATTTATATATTCCTTTTTCGCTTTTACTTTCATAGAAGAAGCAGGGGGCTTACGCCCCTTGCCCTCCCTTTCTTTTGCCCTGCAAGGACAGAAGAACGTTCGCTGTTGCCTTGTCTCTAACTTGAACCATCTCTTTGAGTGGCTTAAATTTAGCATTGGCTACTATTTCAGACATTACATAGTTCTGAGGCTGCACTAGGTTAATTAAAATTAACGCAGCTTCGTATGGGTCAATAAAATCTTGAGAATCTTCAACCCCATCTAGTATTGCAGAATTAGTCCAGCCCATACTCACATTGTGAATACGGCATTTGTTTTTGTGTGGATAGTCATGGGCCGAAGCGATACAATAATCTCTGAGTTCAGCTTTGTCAGATTCGTATATGTCTGCACCTATACTAAAATAACAAGTGGCTGAGCCTGTATTGATAATCACTTTATTATCCTTGTCTTTCCATTGTGTATGTAGGATTTTTAATAATTTGTTCTGTACTCGAGGTACCCACGCATGATTAAAGAATATATCAGCGTCCCATTCAAGAATATCATTTATAATGAGGTCTCCTTGTCTGTCCGCCAGGTTGAAGTTGTTACTTCTACTATACCCCCGCACTTCTGCCTTGTGAAACACACAGTAATCGTAAATTTCTTTACCAATACCACTCGTATGGCCTGTTACAGCTATTTTTTTACCTCTTAACATTTCCATCTCTTTAAATTCCTATATTAGTTATACTGACATACATTGTACCAAAACATAAAACGGCCAGTAAGAAGGCAGCGATATCATCACTTTTACCATCAAAACTATGCCTATTTATGCGAAAAAACTTATGGTACATACAGTCAGCCGTTTGTCTTATCTTATCCATTTTTATTTATAAAATTTATCCCACTTACCAAAACTGTAGTCGTCCCCTATTTCAAAGTCACAGCCTACAGGGCAGTTGGGAATCGAAATACCTCGATCTTTCTGAACGAAGGATTTCAGGTTGTTACAATAGACCTCCATTTCATCTTCAGGTACTTCGGCAAGAATGGAGTCATGCACTAGTCCGAAAATTTTGGAGTTCATTCCGTTTCTATTGATGTAGTGTTGCATATCGATCGCACCCAATAGGTTTATGTCCGATGCGACAGATTGCACTAAAAAGTTAATACCAGACCTTACTTCGTGAGACGCAATACCTTTATCCTTACTCTTGGCATTGGGAAGCCTACGCTTCCTTCCGAACTCTGAGTAGATGAAAGCATTAGAACGAATAAACGCTCCGCAGTCATCTAACCATTTTTTCAGATTGGGGAATGATTGGAAATATTCTCGTATAACTCTTTGTGCGTCTTGCATTGAGAACTCTGAGCCAGAGTCCTTCGTAACTTGCCATGAAATCTTAGCAGGCCCGGCGCCATACATTATTCCAAATGTAACTGCTTTCGCCTGTTGACGTTTGTCTCCGTATAATTCATCGACTTGGTCAGCCTCGCATGGTAGTTTAAAGACTTGTTTTGCAATATTTGAGTGGAAGTTGCCTCCACCTTTAAATACGTCCATCAAGCCCACGTCTTTCGCCAAAACAGCTGCCACATACACTTCTGCAGTTGTTAAGTCCATAGAGACGATTTTGTGTCCTTCTTTTGCTCTAATACAGCCTTTAACCGTTGGGTTATCCCTCGGTAGCTGTTGCATATTCAATTTACCACTAGAAGAAAGACGCCCTGAAGTAGTACCGTGCAGATTAAAACCTGTACGGAGTCTACTATCTCTATCAAGATTAGGAATAATCTTATCAAGATAAGTTGTCTTTATTTTATTCTTTTGTCGTATTTCTAGAATATGTTTAGGTACTGCGTGTTCTTCAGAAAGTTGTCCTAAGACTTCCGCATCTGTAGAGTGTGCGCCTGTACCTGTTTTCTTACCCGTTGGGGTTAGATTTATATAATCGAACAAAAGGGAACGAAGTTGAACTGTAGAGTTAGGGTTAAAATCTTTACCCTGTCCTTTCTCGAAAAGTCTCACTTCAGGAAATTCGTATAACTCTGCAACTGCTTTCGTTATATCTTCCTGCATTATACCCTGAGCAAACTCAAGTCGCTCACGGTCGAAAGGTACTCCATTGTTTTCAACTTGCATTAAAAAGTTACAACCTTCAAGTAGAATATTCTCATAAACCCATAAGAGTTTATTATTCTTCTCGATAGCTGTCCTCATCTTTTCATATAATAGAAAAGTTACTACTGCGTCCATAGCAGCGTAATCTTTCATTACATCAAAAGGAATCAAGTCATAACTAAAAGCTTCTTTTAGTATGCCATGTTTTCTTCGGTACTCTATACCCCAGTCCTCTAGTGGTTTTTCATAATCTCCATAAGGAGTATGATTCATCGCTAGTTGTTTAAGACCGTGAGTACCTGGGTTTTCATCAAACATATAATGCATAAGCATTGTATCTTCGAATTTAGGAAATTTAAAGTTAAAATGATACTTAAACCATTGTAAATCAAATTTCGCATTGTGAAATACTACAGTTTTCTTGTCAAAGAGTTCCTGCATTTTTGCTTCGACGTCTTCATCAATTATGTCTGCGTCACAATATATACCGTGATCAGGCTCATAAGACATAGAAAATCCAAGCATATAGCCGTCCCTACAATATAACGCACTCGTTTCTGAGTCAAGCGCGATGTAAGGTCTAGGGGCGTCCAAAGCCTGTTGTAAAAAATCCATTGCCTGTTCTTTGTCTTGTATTCCATAACATTTATCCTCTGATAGTTTTTCTAGTTTCAACTCTCCACTAACATAACCTGAGATACTTTCAATAGCATCTTCAAAGGATTTTTTAGCTTCAGGTTTAAACTTAATAATGGCAGGATTGATAAGAGCTAAATACTTCTCATCAATAATTTTTCCATTATATTCAGTAACAGATGTCTTTCTAGTAAAGTTTTTAAATGCGTCTGCACCTACTAAGATTAACCAATCATAATCATCAGTATTCAACTCTAAATCTACATCTTTCTTTAATACTTTTTGTACTGAACTATCAGAACATAGTGCAAATCGGTCAAATTCAAACTCGAAATATTTATCGAAATTTGTACTTGACGGCTTAGTTTCTATAAGTGCTACTTTAGCCATTCTAATAATTCTCCATAAGTTAATGTTTTAAATAAATGGTAATCCAAGTGATATTTAAAGGTTTGTTTATTTAAATGAAACTGTCCTTCGCCTGTATTACCTCTGTGTTGTTTGTTAGAGTATTTCATCTCCTTACCAATACTGTCAGAGTAAACTTTAAATATTAGTACCATATCTTTAAAAAACACTCCATACATAAGAATATCAAATTCTTCTTTTTTCACTTGTTGAATATTACAATCCCAATCGTAATCTCTCCATTCATGATACATTATATCACGGTTGGCTTCGCATTCCAAAGCTTTGAACAAGTTACTATCCGTTATCTTCAATTCTGCTTTCTTCTGAACTCGAGAAAATTTACACTCTATCCTAGATGAAGTGGAATTTTCAAATAAATCGTATGATAACTTATCGCTATCATTTACTTTCATTATCTTTTTAATCATAATCTCGGCAACTGTGCCGAATCTACGAGTATGTAATCCGAAGATTGCTTGTTGAAGTTGATTACTATCCATATAATCGTTCTTTTACCTTATGTATTTGAGCTGGGGTCATACCACCTGGGTCTGCTCCATCTCTTAATGTTATTTTCTGTACTGACATTTCCATTTTCTCTGCCAGCGTTTTAATTTGTTCTGTTGCTTTCTGACCTGCTTCGTCGCCATCAAACATAATATCAATACCCTGCACTCCTTGTAGTTTGAGCAGAGATAGCTTGAACCAGTCCATTTGTTGTGTTCCGAAACAGCAAACTGTATTCCTCAAGCCATTGTCCCAAAGATTGAGACAATCAAAAATTCCTTCTACCAATATCACTCTATTTTGTATTGGTTTCACTTTAGCTGGGGTAAATGGCATCTTTACGCCTTGTGGATATATGTAATACTTGTCTTGTCCTATACCCCCAGTAATGCTTCTCCCTAAAAGTGCAATGGTTCTTCCAGTCAAATCTCGAATTGGAAAGATAATCCTACCTTCAAACTTTGGAACATTCCAAGTGAAAGCCTGCCATATCTTGAGGGTTTCCTCGCTGATATTTCTGTACGGACCACCTTTCCATTCGATACGGTCTTCTGGGAGTTGAATACCTACGGTTTCTGATCTGGCCTTTGCAATTTTGTCTTTAATTCTGTGTATCTTTACTTCTAGTGGACTCTCGGGTGCACCAAAATATGTAAATAGATTGCCTTTAAACCCACAGGCGAAGCAATGCATAATGCCTGTTACCTTGTCTACCCTAAGACTTGGGTTTGAATCGTCGTGCTCTGGATTTAGGCACGGTATAAGAGCGTCCTGTCCTTTGACAGTAAAGGGTATCTCGCGTTCTGTTAATAAATCTATTGCTATCATTTTTATATATTTATATTATACAGGAATTTTAACCTTATGTCAAGTATTATTTTTTCTTTCCATTGATTTAATTCTTTCAATTCCAAGTGTACTTTTATGTTTCCAATCTAGGTCGTCTCCTAACTTTTCAAAATGTGTCATTGGAACACCGTCCGGATCTACCTCATCTTCGTAATATCTGGACTTCCATACCAATTCTAGCATTTGAAAATAAACTGCGACTGCTTTATCCCTAAATTCTTTATCTCCCCACAAATACCATAATAACCAATATTCTTCATTTATCTGACAAACTCTTATTTCTTGTTCTAAAATAGCGTCCATTTTATCGGTTCTGGTTTCTCCTGCGATTTCTGCAACTGCTCTCAGTCTTTGACTGCCTGCGATTGGGTACCAATTAGGCATAACAAGTATAGGAGCTTTAATTCCGTGTTCAAAAACAGATTCATAAAGAGGTTGATTTAAAGGAACATTTTTAATATTTTCCTTTACTTTAGGTCGGTCTAGTAACCAACGAAGTTTCCTTACATACCAAGTATGTGGAGGCATAGGAATTATTTCAGCAGTTTCTCTACTTATTCTATCATTTGCCATAATATCCTTTTCCTCTATCTGTAATTAACCAACCATTTAAGTGGTCTAATTCATGTTGAACTACAACTGCTTCATGTCCTTTAAATGTTCGTTTTACAACTATAGGTAATCCCTCTTTTATCGTGTCATATGTCAGAGTGATACTATGTGCCCTTTTAGTTCTAACATTGGTGTTTTTACAACTTAAGCAAGCTTCCCAATGTGATTTTTTATAAGGACTAAGTTGTACATTTCGTGGGTTAATAAATAACTCAGGAGGATTGCCTGCTA